AGAGTTGCTTGATATCCTGATACTGTAGTTACAGATAGTATATTCCCCTGTAATCCCACCAGTTTGTTAACTTCTTGACAGATCGTTAGGAAATTCATTTCATTTATCCTTATTACCCTTATCTTTTTTCTGGATTGCTTTACGATGTTTCTCAAGTCTGTCAAGGTTAATGACAGAGAAACCATGTTCATCCATTGTGTAGTACTCATCAGAGGGAATAAACTTCTCCCAGTGCTTCTTATAGAAATCAATGTGAACTGATCTTAATGCTAAATTCTCTACTTGGATAACTTCAATCTGATCATTGTCAAGCATTATCATATATTAAGAACTCCTAACGGGGAGGTCATCCCTCCCCGTTACTAGATAGTAGGTTATGCAGGACGAGCGAACATTACGGAGATACCTTCGGGGCGGACAACCTTACGTCCATATACCCACAAAGATCTCCAGTACTCGCCAAAGCTCGTCGGAACTCTCAAGGTCTCAACTTTCGAGAGCTGAAGAGCAAACGCCGTAGCCATTTTAGTACCTGCAAGAATTGCATAGTTAGAATTAGAGGTCGTTGAAGTATTAGGAAGATTGTTATTCACAAAGATCCGAGTGCCATTAATAGACCCGATAAGCCCTGTACGAATCAGAGCAGTCTTATCACCTGAGAAGTCAGCTGCTTTCAGATCAGAGAGTTTCAGACGAGTTGCATACCATTCCGGCTATCGTGGTATGTCGATTGGACTATCGTTTCAACTTTCGTTGTTACTACGTTTAGTCTCTGCGGGTAGATTGCAATGAAAATTAATAAGAGTTTGAATCTTATCATACTTTTTAATCATACACATTTCCTTACGAATCTTGATTAGAAAATTCATAGCGAATTTACTATGAGATTTTCCAAGAGATCTAATCCATTTAAAGTTGTTGTTATTCTTATACTTAGAAATAGTGCCTTTAAAATGTTTTTGTAGGAAAACTAGTATTTGTAAATCAATCACATTTGCTGTTGCATTTACTAACGCTTCATGTGAGTAACTCCCAGAAGATCTAAGTCTATGTTTGTAATAAAAGCAACCATCCCCCGCCAGATACCCGGCTAACCATGCCCAACTAGGATGTTTTCTTTCAAACAAACTCGCAGTGTTTTCTCTAGAACAAGTTGAGTATTCTTTTAACTCTGCTACTTGTGCAGGAGTAAGTTTAAATCCTCGCAAATTATCATAAAGGTAGCATAGTCTATCAATATGTTTAGCTTTAATACAACTATGTTTAACTAAATAATCTGCTAACTTTCTAGCTTCTTGTCCTTGAACAACCCATTCAAAGGATTCAAACTCTTGATTCCACTTATGCTCTATATTTACTCTGGAAGAACCTAATCCAAAATACCTTACGATGGACTTCATCATAATAAACTCTGGATCATTTACAATACTTTGTGTAATTTTAAACCGTAATGTTAGATAAGTATTTTTTCCGAAATGTAAACCAAAAGTACCATCAGCATCCATCAGACCAGCTACAAACTTATTAAGTCTCTCTGAATGTTTCTTATCTAACTTTCCATTAATGAGTTGATATCCTAACCCTGTAGTTTCAAAACTCATGCATACCCTCCTCTAGGAGTGTTTATCTTTCCCTCGGATTATCCTTAAAGGATTTCCCGTTATTTAGTAGTAATTTTATGTGATCCCTTTAGTTAAATCACGATGTAGCGATCCCCATTAATATTCTGCTCGCCAAGAACCTGACCCATCTCAACAATCTTGTCAAGCGCATTAGTCCTGTCAATAGCTACATAGGCATTGGTAGTGTCAGTACCAAGGTCAATAGAGGAACTAATAGCACCTGCCGTAGAACCTGCGTTACTTGCATGAGCTGCGGTAGACATTGCCAAGAGTACGTTGGTATCAATCTGAATAGCCATGCGCTCTTTACCATCGGTCGCATACATATTCATGAGATCAATATCTTTTACAACCTTGTCAATGTCATCGACCTGTACAGCCTGATACTGTGCCTGATCAATTACCATGGAGATCGAGTCCTTTGCAGGGGTCTCATAGGTAAGAGTAGCACCTTTTGTATAAGCACGACTGGTGATCGCAGGAGCCTGACGAATTACGATAACGTCACCCATGTTCCTGAACTCACCTTCGTAATCCACGTTCGTGATTTCTTTAAAGACCGTATCAGCGTAGAAGGAGTACAGTACCTTCTTCGCGTAGAGAGTCGGGGTATAATTGTCCGCATTCGATGTATACGAAATATCCGTAGACAGATCATTATCGAAAGGCGGAGCAGTGGTATTAGTTACGTATGCGATCTGAGAAGTATTAGCCATTTTGTTTTAATCTCCTATAGTCAGGAGAGATCTATTTAGATACTCTACCTTCAGCGATAGCCCTATCTATTTTCAATTCAATCTCCTGTTTAATTTTTTCTCTTCCACGGTATCTCCCACGTATGCAATCGTCATAAAACTTATTAACAAATGCCATAGAGATTACCTCTGGACCAGTTTTCCTTTGTATTGAAGTAGTATTCGTATTAGTATTGGATGGAGTAACATGTCGCTCTAATGGACTCTTAGTAGCATTCTTAAACTCTATAAAGTACTGAGCAACCCGTCTAACGTCACCAATTGAGTAAGCTTCTTTAAAGATGTATTCCCTTGCAAGACCAGACTCGTCTTCAATGCCTTTCATCCAAGTAAGCCATTTAGGATCTGTGTCAATCTCTTCATAGTCTGGGACAATATTTGCAAGTTTAGAGAGGAAGATATTATGATTTACAACCTTGCTCTCTTCGATTGAGTCCTTCTGTAATTTATCCTGAAGAGTTCTAGCCTCATCAAGTTGTTTCTGAAGGGGATCTACTACCATTCTGATTTTAGTATCCACCAGTTTCTGTACACTAGATACTGCATCATCTCCTAAGATCTCCCTCTCCTCTTGGGAGAGCACATCCTGTGGAGCTTTAGTACTCAGCTCTTGAACCTTAACAGCTAACTCAGATACCTTATTCTTATAAGATAAATTATCCTCGTTAAGTCTGATGTTCTCCTGTCTGAGTTTATAAATAGTAGCATCAGTCGAAGACTTATAGTTAATAAATCTTTTCTTCCAATTAGTTCTTTGATGCGCTTTATCATCTGTACTATCAGACTCTTTAGAATCTGTTGAGGTCTCTTCTGTACTGGAAGTAAGATCTTCTGCATCGATTGTATTTTCTACAGGATCAGAAGTTACTTCATTCTCTTCTACCTCTACAGTCTCTACGACATCTTTCACTTCTACATCTTCCACGATAGCTGCTTCCGCAGGGGTACCATGAACTCTTTTCTCGATTGCTTCAATTTCACTCTTCATCTTTTCAATACGATTCATAAAAAATACTCCCCTTTTTATTTTAGTACTACTGTTATGTTTCTCTATAGGTCTATTCAGATGGTTATAGAGAGATAACTACTTTTGTTTGGTGAGCTGCAACAGATCTCTTAAGACTCTAGCAGAACCTTGAGCGATCTTTACTTCCCCTGGATCAAGTAGATCAACTAATCTTTCTTTTAGTTCTTCATACTCAATGATCAGGTAATCTCTCAAGAAGTTGTAATTCCCCTCTGAGAGTTTCTTTCTTAATTCTTTTTTATTCATTAGATTCCTTGGCCAACTTTAAGTTTCAAAGCGATCTCCTTATTCTGCATCTTCTCCTTCAGTTCAGAATCCTTGTCAACCTTGACCATATCAATTTGACTTTTCCTATCTTGTAACTGAGCATTAAGTTGAAGTTTCATCTGGTCAATTTGTAGCTTGCCGTCATCTATCTCTTTCTTGAGTTGAGCTTTCATAAGTTCAATCTCCTGAGCAGCCTTGGCCATTCTCTCCTGACCCTCTATCTGAATCTGTGTAGCTTGAATACTAGCTGACTGTCTAGCCTGCTCATTCTGTGCCATCATCTGTTGCTCTTGAACTCTTGTCTGCTCTTCCTTCTCTCCCTGTTTCTTGACTTCGTAGGCTGTAGGAACTATATTGTACGGAAGTCCCAAGTCTTCTGCAAGAGTTCTGAGAAGTTCTGCTCTCCCTCCTTGCATCAGTTTCTGATCAACCTC